AATATTATACGGATGGCCGATTTACCAATTCAAATTAAAGAAAATTACTTTTGTCTAATTACATTTATGCCATTACACCCCTTACTATATATTGTACCCCATTACCCCAATACCAGGCGTCAAATGAAATAACTGGTCAATCGGGGTACATTGACCAAATGGCTCCTCCAAAACGTTTTAAAATAAGTGCCAAGAATTTCTTTCTCACATATCCTAAATGCTCTCTATCAAAAGAGGAAACTCTCCAACAACTTCAAGGTCTAGACACCCCAACAAATAAGAAGTACATCAAAATCTGCAAAGAGCTACACGAAAATGGCGAGCCTCATCTCCACGTGCTTCTCCAGTTCGAAGGCAAATACCAGTGCACAAATAACAGATTCTTCGACTTGGTATCCCCAACCAGGTCAGCACATTTCCATCCAAACATTCAGGGAGCTAAATCCAGCTCCGACGTCAAGTCCTATATCGATAAAGACGGAGACACCCTTGAATGGGGAGAGTTTCAGATCGATGGACGATCTGCAAGAGGGGGACAACAGACAGCAAACGACGCTTACGCCAAAGCAATTAACTCAGGCAGTAAGCCAGAAGCTCTTGCAATACTTAAAGAATTAGCACCGAAAGATTTTGTATTACAATTTCATAATTTAAATAATAATTTAGATAGGATTTTCATGGCTCCTCCGGAGCCATATATTTCTCCCTTTTTATCTTCTTCTTTTAATCAAGTTCCAGAAGAACTTGAAGAGTGGGTCTCTGAGAATGTCAGGAGTGCCGCTGCGCGGCCTTGGAGACCGATTAGTATAGTTATTGAAGGTGATAGTCGTACAGGCAAGACAATGTGGGCCAGGTCACTAGGTCCACACAATTATTTGTGTGGGCATCTAGACCTGAGTCCAAAGGTGTATTCAAATGATGCTTGGTATAACGTCATTGATGACGTCGATCCCCACTATCTCAAACACTTTAAAGAGTTCATGGGGGCCCAAAGAGACTGGCAAAGCAACACGAAGTACGGGAAGCCCATTCAAATTAAAGGTGGAATTCCCACTATCTTCCTCTGCAATCCAGGCCCGACATCATCATATAAGGAGTATCTAGACGAGGTGAAAAATGCACCATTGAAAGCGTGGGCAATAAAAAATGCGACCTTCATCACCCTCCACGAGCCATTGTACACAAGTGCCGATCAAAGTCCAGCACCGCATCGCGAAGAAGAAAGTAGTGAGGCGTAAAAGGGTGGACCTAGAGTGCGGGTGCTCATACTTCATACATATTAACTGCAGTAATCATGGATTCACGCACAGGGGAACTCATCACTGCGCATCAAGCTCGGAATGGCGTTTTTATCTGGGAGATACAAAATCCCCTGTATTTCAAGATAACCAACCACGACGAGAGACCGTTCAACTACCAACACGACATAATCTCAGTTCAAATCAGGTTCAACCACAACCTGCGGAAGGCGTTGGGGATTCACAAGTGTTTTCTGAACTTCAAAGTATGGACGAGCTTACGCCCTCAGACTGGTCGTTTCTTAAGGGTATTTAGGGTTCAAGTTTTAAAGTATTTAGATAATTTAGGTGTAATTTCAATTAATACAATTATTAGAGCAGTTGATCATGTATTGTACAACGTACTTGAAGGTACAAATTGTGTATTAGAACAACATGAAATAAAATTTAATATTTATTAATTCGTAACTGCATCATAGAAATAGATGCGTATTTTCAGAGTAGCATACACGGGATTAGAAGCATGAGTACAAGCCATATACAACAACAAAGCATTCTCAGTATGGTTGGCATATTTAGCCTCCTCCTGATGGTTGTACACAACATGATTGTTAACCTTAAAAAATCTCTTCACCAAAGCCTGTTCCTTGCATCCAGAGGGACCACCAATAACAGTTGCACTGAATTTACGCAGCACTTGATAACGGTCTCTGAGATCATTCTTGATTGTAGCTGTACTCGGCTCGTTGTCGAACATGTTAAAAATCTGCCCGAAATCACTTGGGCTGCCATAAGGCCTACGATCACGAACTAAGAAAAACATAACATTGTTAGTATGATTCTGCTTCTTGATGTTTTCGTCCATCCAAACCTTACCTAAAATGTAAATAGACTTAATGCAAAATCTCTTCCCTACTCTATGAGTCAGACCGGACCCACGGGTCACATCACTAACACAACGAACTATACCAACATGCTTGACATCATCCCTCTGCTCGTAAGACTGGACTTTACATGGGCCTTCACACCCACGGGGAATGTCAGGAGTTCTGTACATCCTGTACATTCTTGGCTTGCGATACATGGGCCGGTACGTCCACGAACGACGCTTGCTTATGCCTCGGACAGTGGGGACAGCAGCACGGCTGGCGTAAGGGCTGTCGAAGTTCAGCCGTCGACGCACCTTCGAGACGGGCGTGGAAATTATTATATCGCCGGGTCGCTTCGACATAATTCTTAGCCCTAACGACAGAAATGAGATCTCTAACTAAATCGTGGCCCAAAGTATTGGGCTCGTACTCCTCTTCTAGAAGCTGTAGATATTTTATAGCCAGCATACAACGAAACCCATGGACTGAGTCTGGGAACTCGTTCAGTAAAGGGTCCCACATTTTGAAATAACAACAACTTGGAGCGGAAGTATATAAGGACAAAATGTATTATCTAGCCTTTCAGGCTGCGATATGATTGGCCAACATAAAATAGTGCGCCGGGTCCACTAATTACTTTACTTTTGCTTTGGAGCGTGTAAGGGAAAAAAATCGCGGCCATCCGGT